TTATATTGATTTAGATTTGAAAAATGATTTAAAGGAAAGTCAAAAAGACGAAATAAAATTTAACGATGATTTATGCGATAATACTGAGACATCATATGACGGTAAATTGAATTTTAATGAAATTATATCTAAATTAAGTAAGGAGCGAGCAACAAATTATAATGATTGGTTTTATATTGGTGTTGCCCTTATTAATCTATCTTATCGTAAAATTATAAAAAGAGGGCAGATATACGATTTATTTGATTTATTCAGTTCTAAAGCAGATAATTATGATGCTGACAGTGTTAATAAGGTAATAGATACAAATATTAATAGATTTGATGGTAAAGGGTATGGTATTAAGTACTTATTAGATTGTCTTAAAGTTGATGACCTTGAATATTATAAATCAATTACTAAAAAACTTGAAGATATGATTATTAACGGTTCTAATGATGATATTGGAGCCAGTGAAATCGTTATTAATCATTATAAAAATTCTCTTGTTATTTGTAAAGGTGTATTATATGTAAAAGATGATAATATTTGGGTAAATGGTAAGGATCAAGTTGATAAATTATTAATTGATATGATTGGCAAATTAGATATTAAATTTTATGGTGCTGATGGTAAGCGTCTATACCAGTATAACAGAAGCATCAAGCATATTAAAGATTGTATTATATGTATCAAGGCAAATAAAACTATTATTAATGATAAATTTTATGATAATATGATTAAAAATAGCAAATATTATTTACCCTTCAATGATGGCATATATTCATTTAAAGACAATAAATTATATTCATATGATGAACTACCTAATATTCATTTCACATATAAAATTAATAGAAATTTTCCCAAATATAATAAAACTGATTATGATGATTTAATGAATAGAGTAATTATTCCAATTTATCCTGATGAAACTGAACGCAAATATAACGCCCATATCAAATCACGAGCCCTCGCAGGATGTTATGAAGATAAAAAATGGTATGGTTATTCAGGTGCTCGCAATTCAGGCAAAGGAACAGAAACAGGACTTTTAAAAAGTGCTTTCGGTGATTTTGTATTAGATTTTAATGCCAAATGTCTAATTTATAATAAATATGGTAATCAAGAACCTGCAAAAGCATTAAGTTGGGTAGTAGATAAAAAAGATGCAAGAATTATAATAAGTAATGAGATTGAAGCAGATGATGACACAAAATTAAATGGATCATTCATTAAATCTCTCGCATCAGGCGGCGATGCTATGGAAGGTAGAAAGTTATATGAGAATACAGTATCATTTATTCCACAATTTACTATGTTCTTATGCTACAATCATTTTTACGAAGTAGTACCAGCGGACGCAAAGGAAAATTTAGAGCAATTTGAATATAAAAGCAAGTTCGTAAGTGAAGAAGAATTAGTTGAGGGCGTTCCATTCCTTAAATTAAAAGATGAAACAATCAAGGAATATATTAAAGAAGAGAGAATTATTGATGCTTATACACTTTATATATTAAATGCCTTCACTAATCCACGAATGAAGGTTCCAGAAAGTATTAAAAATTCTACTGAAATCAATAATGGAGAAGTTCAAATAACAGTAGAGCAATTTATCGTGAAAAATTTTATTAATAGTACTAATAATAAGGATAGATTACACACAGAGACAATATGCGATATTCTCAATGAAAAGGGTTTTAAAGTTAATATTGTAGAAGCAGGAAGATTAATGAATAGAATTGGTATTGGTAAATATAATAGTAAATGTAATATTGATAAATGCAAAAAAGGAGGTTTTGAATTTATTCAATATACGGGTAATAATGAATAATTTTTTTTCTTTGTTGTTAATATGATTAATCAGTCATATTTACAATACATACCAGAAGACAAACGGCAACAATGCTATAATTCAATGGTTCAGGATGTTTATTATTTCTACTATGGTTATAAACCAAATAATAATCAAATTATCAAATGTATCAATAATAATAAATTTGATTTAGATAAAAATAATTTAGTATTAGTTCAATATGACTAAATACAACATTTATTATCACATACATTAACAATATCTATTGAAAGTGAAGTAGGCAGACTTATCTTATTTTCATATGCCTTTTTTACTTTTACTCTTACAGATGATGGGAATGAATATTCACATGATTCAGCAATAAGATCATAATCATTTATAATTGATTGTATAAATTCATTATCAATTGCTTCTAAATCATTCGTCATCTTACTATCTATTAAATGTGTTAATTTTGTATATTTCATTTGTAATTGGTGATATTGTTGGATGTGTTCGTGTATTTTAAACGATGATACAAATGATAATATTAAACCTGTACTTGAATTCAATATAATATTCATTATTTTCAATAATTCTTGGTCTGTTATTGTTGAATTAATACAAACCATAACTGAATTACATATGATTAAAGGTATATTAATAACATTCTTTATAAAATTATAATAATTATATGATTCTTCTGCTAATATTGATGAAACATAACTTCGCTCTTGATATTGTTTTAACAATAATTGCTGCCTATCTGTAATCATTCCTTTATTTATAATAATATTAAAATCTATATACTCTCCCTTTTGTTGCTTTTTCTTTTTTTGCTCTTTCAATTTGTTCTTTTGATAGTTCATTGAATGTTATTGGTGTATCTTTATTAATTCTTATTGTAGGTCTATATACATCATTTTTATATTTATACCCAGTTTCACCTCTATCATTTTTCCAATTCTCTAAAAACCATCTTTCCAAATTACTTAATTTAGGTTTTATACCTATATAAGCATCATCTCTATTATATTTTTTCATATATTCTTCTTTGTATCTTTTTACTATCATTCCTGACCTATATGCAGAATGCTTATATTTACTTGAAATTTCATTTTTAATTTTATCATATAATAATTGATCTCTTGGTTCAGGCATCTATATCTCTATATTACATCCATAATAAATTTATACTAAGGCTATTTGGAGAATATGGATCATCTTTCCAATTCCCTTTTATTTTTGTTGCACGTGCTAAATAGGCATTACGACGATTAAGATCATTATGTTTAGTGTAATCTTCATATCCTATTTGACCGAAATGAACTGCTTTACCATTTAATCCTATTATCATATATTTCTTATCTTTCTTAGATGATACATAAATTTTAATATTAGGATTATTAAAATATTTAATTGCGTTCTTTAATACCTTAGCAGGATTGGATATTTTCATTAATTCTTTTAATTTGTCATTGTCATCCATTTTAAAATATCTATATATTATAAGATAATAATTTAAAATGAGTTTTACATTGGTTATTAATAATAGTAATGTAGTTAATACTAATACTAATGCTACTTATGAATATAAATTTATTGGTGGTGGTTTTTCTGTTCCTGATGGTATGGAATGTATGGTAAGTAGTGCTCAGATCCCTTATTCTATATTTAATATTACTGAAGCTTATAATAATAATAGATTTCGTTTAAGTTTTCCTACTGGTGCTTTAAGTACTACTTATACTGATTTTAATATTACTATTCCTGATGGTTTTTATACTATTGATGATTTTAATTCATATATGCAACAATACGCAATTTCAAATGGTCTATATTTAATAAATAATGTTGGTGAAAATGTTTATTATACTCCTGCTTTTTATGTAAATGCTGTATCATATGCCGTTCAAATGCTTTTATATACTGTCCCTCGTAGTCTTCCCAGTGGTTGGACTCAACCTTCTAATTGGATTGGATATTCTGGATGGACTACTGATAGAACTCCACATGTGCATATATTAGCAACAAGCAGATTTGGCGATTTTATAGGTTTTACAACTGGAACTTATCCTACTCCAATATTAAGAACAACTGATTATTCAGTATTATCAAATAAAACTCCTATTGGTTCTTATGTTAATTCAATAATTATTCATAGTAGTCTTGTTAATAATCCTGTTGTTAGTCCCAGTGATATTATTGATGCTTTTCAAATAGTAGATACTAAATTTGGATCTAATATCAATTATCAGCCCAGCGTTGAAAAATTTGTTAGATTAACAAAAGGAACATATAATTCAATGATTATATATCTAACAGACCAAAATAATAATCCTTTAACCCTTCTTGACAATAATCTTTTAATCACATTATTATTCAAAAAAAAAAATATCATTATATATATAGAATATGTATTATCTTCGTAATTTGCTTAAAAGAGGTGCTAAAAATGTTATGAAGTCTACTTTAAAAAGTGGTCTTGCGAGTTCTCGTTTAGGTCGTGGTATGACTTGTGGATCAGGAATTGATAATTATCTATTATCATTAGTTAAAGGAGTTAATTTAAATCCTAAACAAAAACGATTAGGAACCAGAAGATCAACTGGTGGAGCCCTTAAATTTATTCGTTAGATTATCCATATAGATATTTATATAGTATATTATCATTTTCAATTGTTTTATTTTTGAATAATCTTAAAAATTGTTTATAAGCTTCATATTTATCATTCTTATTATGTAAGAATTTAATAAATGCTATTACATAATACCCGCACGCAGAAGAATCAAAATCCTGTATATCATTATCATTATATATATAAGGTCTTATTGCTTCTTCTATTTCTAATGGTGCCATAAATCCAAAACTATCAAAATATATTGATTGTAATGGATGATAATACAAACTGGTCCAATGTGTTCCAGGTCCTTTACTATCATCCAAATTCATTATATAAAAACCTATCTTAGTTATATTTTCTCCTTCATCTTTCATAATAATATCATTTAATGGTAAATGCATTTTTTCAACTAAATTATATAAATCATAATTTGATAATTGTTTTAATTTCTTAGTTTTTAAACCTTCACCAATTATTCGGTCTTGGTCTAAACGGTCTAAAACATCTATTTTATGTTCTGTATATAAATTATTACTTTCACTGGGTAT